ACCAGACTAGAAAAGCTGTCATAGGCTTAGGGCCGATTTTGAAGTTACCTTTCTGGTCACGATCAAGCGAAAAATTTTCTTCTGACATATATCATGTTTCCTTACTCATATGAGCGTTGATATTTTCCCCTGCGCGATAGCCGGAAAAAATCCGGGGCGCGCATCAGAACGGGAGAGTTGTAAAAAAGCAGATCTGCAGACCCCGCACACGCGAGAAAAGCAGGGGAGGCTTTAGAGAATCCTCCCATGTGCAGAAGCCGAGATCCACACGTGACCGAACGAGAAACCCTAGGAAGTTGCAAAGTTTTTAAGTTAGGGCTTTGTTAGGTTTGATAGATGATAATCGATTATCAATTATCACCCCGCTCCCGAGGGGGGGCATGGGGGTAGCGGCGCCGAGGGGCGCAGGATTCTTGCACTCACGAATTTTTCCCCCAAAATCATCCCTAGAGAATTCCCGATGCTAACAATATCCCCTGCGTATGCTCGATATCAAACTCGTGAGTATATAGGGCCTTACATAGTCTCTATAGGGCTTTATTTTCTTTATCCTTTTTATCCTTTCCTATGGGTCCTTATAGGGTCCTATATAGCTATATAGTGTCGTTAAATAAAAACAAAAACAAGGCTCCATAACATCTTGTGGCGTCTTGTCTTAGCGTCTTGGCTTTCCAGAGCCTAATATTTTTAGCATTTTGTTTGTCGTATTCCGCAGTCTGCGTGGTATTACATGGAGGATATGGTCTCTCTACGAGATAAACGAGACAAGATACTATTCTACGATTACATCGGAATGCCTCATCCTGAGATCGCATCTCTCCTTGGCCTGTCTCTCAAGACCATCCAAACTACTCTCCGCAAACCAGTCCTCAACCACCGCACGATATTTTTCGTTGGCTACATGGACACTAGCACAGAAATCATCAACAAAATAACCAACACGGTACAGGACAAAGAACATGGCTGACAGAAACTATCTCAATCAAACGCAGGGTGACGCTGACTCTGCTGAGGCTCTCAAGCACGTACGCGTGTTTGGCTTCAGCATTGCGGCTGGGCAAAAAAGTGCTTACTTTTATCCCGGAAACGCTAAAAATATTACGTGGGTTTCTTCGACAGGGGCTGCAAAAACTGATGGAGTGGCCGCTGTAATGCGTCAGTCAGATCCGTCGGCAAGCCACGAAGGCAATGGGGCAGCAAGCGGCACAGACGAGGATAACGTAGCATTTTTTCTTGATGATGCTCCGAACACAGTGGCCTACGGATCTACATCAGTAGGTTTTATTGCTGCATCTCACGTTCCCCATGAGATGGCACTGCACAATTTACACGGTAGCTCGACCGCAAAAGTCACCCTGTACATCAACTACTAAGCTTGAACTTCCCCGGTATCCCCTACGCTCTTCTAGTTTTTCTCGACGAAGCCATTCCTGAGCGATGCCCAGCACCGTCCGATTCTTCAACGGAGGTGATGTTCTATGCAGGTCAGCGGCAGACTGTCAGGATGCTCATCGAGAGATTCAAAGACGAGAACAACATTGACCCCCAAGAAGACTGGAAACAACGATGATGCTACGCAAATTAATGACTAAAGCAGTCACCAAAAAAAAGAAAAAGAAGTCTCTTGGGAAGTCATCTCGTCAGGCCCTTATGAGTGATAGCTACTAATGTGTTCTGGACCTAAAAGAGTCAAGCCGATGAAAATAACGGCAGATACTCCTGAGATTAAAACATTCGGCAAAATGTTTACACAAGCATTGATGGCGAGCAATCCTACACAGATCAACCCCAGCCCTACAATTAGACAGCGGTAATGTACGGATCTGCCCAGCAACAATACGATAGTGGCTCAGAGGATCGACACAGCTATGTACAGCGTGCCGAGGACTCTGCTAAGTACACTATCCCTGCCATCATGCCCCCTGAACACGCAGGTGGGCAGCACAAGCACAATCGGCTATACCAGCCGTACCAGTCTCTAGGATCTCGTGGGGTTAACGCCCTCTCAGCGAACCTCCTGATTAGTCTCCTGCCTCCCAACCAGACGTTCTTCCGTCTTGTTATGGATGACGCAGCCGTAGCACAGCTAGAAGATCCGCAGGTAATTAGTGAGATTGAGTCTTCTCTCTCACAGATTGAGCGCATTGTACAAAAAGAAATCGAAGTCATGGCGTTCCGCCCTGTCATCCACGAAGCTCTTCGTCTTCTAGTTGTTACAGGAAACGCTCTCGTCCACATGGACAAAGATGGCGAGCTTCGCGTCTTCAGGCTTGACAGCTACTGCGTACGCAGACGACCTAACGGCAAAGTTCACACGATTATTCTGAAAGAATCCACGTACGTAGACAGCCTCTCTGCTGAGATGCAGGAACTGCTGATTCCCTCTATCGGTGGTGGGCATAAAGAAAAAACCGTAGACCTCTACACCTGCGTACACTGGCAGCCTGAGACACAGGACTACAAAGTCTATCAGATGATCAAGGACATTGTGGTTCCGGGATCAGAAGCTACGTACAAAGAGCCTGATCTCCCCTTCCTTGCCCTACGATTCACTAGAGTTCAGGGTGAAAACTATGGTCGTTCTTTTGTTGAAGAACACATCGGAGACATACGCTCTCTTGAGGGGCTCTCACAGGCAATCCTAGAGGCTAGTGCAGCCAGTGCTAAGACTTTGTTCCTTGTCAATCCAAATGGCACTACAAAGGCTAAGGTTCTGGCTGAAAGCAGCAACGGAGCTATCGTACAGGGAAATGCGGCTGACGTAACATCTCTTCAGGTAGGTAAAGCTGCTGACCTGAGCGTAGCACTCAGCACAATTAACCTAATCAAAGAAAGACTAGGCAAAGCTTTCCTGATCACAAGCGATCTCTTTCGAGATGCAGAGCGTGTCACAGCCACAGAGATCCAAGCTGTTATTAGGCAGGTTGAGAAATCTCTTGGTGGTTTGTACAGCCTCCTCTCCAACGAGTTTCAGCTTCCGATGATCAACCTGATTCTCAAATCGCTTGCTCGCCGCAAAAAAATCCCGAAGCTTCCCAAGGAAGTCTCCCCCACAATCGTGGTTGGTATGGATGCAATCGGCAGAGCAGCAGAACTTGAGAAACTAGACATGCTGCTGACAGGACTAGGACAACTCTTTGGTCCTGAAGCTTTGGCTAATGTAGTAAACGTAAACGAGTATGTGACACGTAGGGCTGCAAGCCTTGGCGTTGACACTGCTGGTCTTATTAAAACTGAAGAAGAACTGATGGCCGAGCAACAAGCTCAAATGGCCCAGATGGCTGGACAGCAGATGCTCGAAAAAGGAACAGAAGCTGCCGCTAACGTCGCATCCCAACAACCCCCACAACAATAACCGATGCCCGAAGAATTCACACCGCCCGTTGACGAGACTCCCGCCTACTCTCCCGAGCAGCAAGAGCAGTACAACATTGATCCTCAAGGAAACCCGCTAGGTGAGCAACCTGCTGCGGTAGAACCCACAGACGATCTTATTCTTGGTAAGTTTAAGTCTGTAGAGGATCTAGCTAAGAGCTACCAAGAGCTTGAGGCGGCACAGTCAGGCAAGAAAGTAGACTCTCTAAAAGCCTCGGACGCTGAGAACGCAGGAACAACTCCTCTTACAGAAACGCTTGAAGCAGTCAGTGAGCACTTTGGCGAGCATGGTGAGATTGGAGAAGAGCAGTACGACGCTCTTGAAAAGCTAGGGCTCAACCGTCAGTACGTAGACTCGTACCTCGGTGGAATTGCTGCACAACAAACACAAATGCAAAACCAACTCATGGGTATTGTGGGTGGTGAGCAAGAGTACGGTGAGATGATGCGATGGATGAATGAATCCTTAGCCCCTGATGAAGTACAAGCATACGACCGTGTGGTTGGCTCAGGAGATATGGAGCAAATCTCTCTACTCATCCAAGGGATGGCAGCACGCTTTAAGTCTGCGAACCCCGGTGGTCCTCAGACGCAACTACAAGGACAAACAGTTCCCGGCGCATCCGGGTTCAGAAGCAAAGGTGAGATCATGGAAGCCATGAACGATCCTCGCTACGCAACAGACGCAGCCTTCCGTGAAGATGTCTCAAGAAAGATGTCGTTAACTGCTGATACCGTTTGGTAACAAACAAAGGTTCTGAGAGAAGGCCACCCTGCGGGGTGACAACCTCCTATGGCAGATCCTTTTATTTCTCTTTTTATTCTTACTTAGTAATTAATCCATAGGAGGATTATTATGGCTATTACCCCCTCAGTAGGTGGACAGACTACATTTAGTGTATCCGCTGACCGAGAATTGTTTCTTAAAGTATTTTCGGGCGAGGTTATGACAGCGTATGAACGCGCAATCAAAGTCTCACCGCTACTAACCACTCGTACGATCTCTTCTGGCAAGTCTGCTCAGTTCCCTACCACTGGTGTGGCTGCTGCGCGTTACTTCCAAGCGGGTGATGATTTGTTCTCTGACACTAATGGTGATGGAAAGTCTTACCTTTCTTCCATTAAGCAGTCAGAGCGTGTCATCTACGTTGATGATCTCTTGACGGCTTCTTGCTTCATCGACCAGCTTGATGAAGCCATGAGCCACTATGACTACCGTTCTGCTTTTGCAACTGAACTGGGCCGTGCGTTGGCGCGTCACCAAGATAACTACGCTGTCCAAACTTTGTTTGCGTCAAGCGTGGATGTCAACAATGTTGCGAGTGAGCAGACCCCCGGTGGTGTTCTTGGTAACATCAACGACAACGACTTTTACACCAATGCTGTGAGTGCGCTTTCGACAATCTACGCAGCAGCCCGGAAAATGGACGAGGCTGATGTCCCCGCCGAAGACCGCTTTGTCGTGTTGCCTCCCATTGCTTACTACAACCTCGTAGAGGCTGGTGTTCTTAGCGTTGGTGGTCACGTAACAAGCGATGCGCGTCCTCGTTTTAGTGGTGGTGTTCGTGCCGAGGGTCCGATGACCATCGGTGGAATGTCCGTTATTGTTTCAAACGCTGATGGTTTCACCAGTGATGACGAAGCAGATGATGGTGCGTTCCACATTGACACCAAGTCTTCCGAAGCTTCTGCTGAAGATTACGGAATTCGCAACCTTGCCACTGCGGGTAACAAGCCCACTGGCGTGGCTGGTGGAACTGGAGCTACTAGCGCAATCTTGCAAGCAATCTGCTTCCACAAGTCTGCGGCTGGTGTTGTCAAGCTTAAGGATCTCAGCATGGAGTCTGAGTACATCATCGAGAAGCAAGGCACACTTATGGTTGCGAAGATGGCCCAAGGCATGGGTGCTCTCCGCAACGATGGTGTTGTTTGCGTCCTTGATGCTGCTTAATTCTGACTGACTGATACGGGGGGCCTCCCTAGTGGGGGCCTCCCATTCTCACACCTCTACTACACACATTATCTGTTATGGTTGAAACAACGATAGGACGAGTATCAAAAGTAGCTGCTGTTAGCCGAGTGCTTGCGACTATCGGTGTAGCACCTATATCTTCATTGGCAGATACTTTGTCGCTGACTGTTGAGCTTGCTCAAACCGCTATTGATAATGTTAGTAGAGATATTCAAGGAACAACATGGGGATTCAACACTGAGCGAGACGTTCCGTTTACGTCAGATGGTTCAGGGCGTATTGTTCTAACAGGAAGTACGTACGCTGGAGCGTACGTTAGTAGCTTTGATCTTGAAGAACCCACTTCAATTGATCCTGTTATCAAAGCAAATCCTGATGACAGCAATAACGCAACTATCTGGGACCGTGAATCAAAAAGCTTTACAGCCTTTGCAGCAAGCACTGTGTACAAAGCTACGGTCACATACTACTTGCAGTGGCGTGATCTTCCTGAAGCTGTCAAAGCATACGTGATGGCTCGTGCTGCTCGTGAGTACCAGCTACAGATGGTAGGCAATCCGCAGATGGATCAGATGCTTGTCACACAGATGTTGATTGCACAGCAGAACTTAACTGAGTTTGAAGCAGCACAGTTCGACTACACAATCTTTGATAACTACGATGTCTTCCGAAGCCTTGAGCGTGGGCCGGGAGCAGTTGTCTTATTGGATCGTAGCTAATGGCATCAGTTAGTTACCCTGTTTCAAATATTACTGCTGGCGTTAGTACGCAGGAGTATAGCTTGCGTCTTGATGGGCAAGCATCTGAGCAGCGTAACGTATTGAACAGCCCTCGCTACGGACTCTGCAAACGCCCAAACAGTCATTACCTTGCAGGACTTGAGGTAGGCTCATGGGCTGCTCCTCTTGTCATTCCGTTGACGTACGGTGCTGTAGAAAACTTGTTTGTTGCTGGGGTCAACACACCAAAAACAATCCGAACATCTACAGGCGCATCAACGGATGTTTGCTTGTTTCCATCTTCTTCTGCTGTAGGTACGTCAGCATGGCAAGCGTACAAAGCTGGGACAGGTTCTGTTGCTGGCTATCCAAATGAGTTTGCACACGTCCGCGTTGGCGATGTGACGTTTATTGCAAACAAAACACGGCAGCCAGCTATGTCAAGCGATCTGTGGCTCGGGTACAACTCAGCAACTGATGTAACAAACGGTGGGACGGCTGTTGTGCAGGGCGACGGTACTGGCACAACAACAGTAACTAATGGTGATGTGTGGGCAGCGACTATTAAGCAGTTTGACCCCAACCAAGAAGAAGACTTTAGTATTACGTGGTCCGAAAAGATTGGAGACACAACGTCGGAGTATTCTGTAAAAGTTGCACGCGAAGAAGATTCATACGTGCCTGATAGTAGTCATAACAGTTTAGATGAGCCAGCGGCAGAAAACATAAAACATGTTGCTGCAAAACTTGCGTATGGTGTGTCAGCAAAACAAAACGGCAACACGCACAACATGATGCAAGCTACAAGTCTTGCAACGGTTAGCTACTCTGCTGGTACAAATACGGTAATAGACACGACAGGCACTACCTCAATTATGGGGCGGTACACAAACCAGACGGGAACAACTCCGGGAAGTCTTTCATCTATTGAGTCCGAGACTTCACGCGACAACGACTTTATTGATCTTGCGTGGAAAGAAGTCAAAAGCCTAGCAGATCTTCCTCCGCGTTCTTGGGAGTCACACACGCTTAAAGTTAGTGCTGAAGACGAAACACCATACGGCTTCTACATGAAGTTTGTTACAGATGAAGAGTCTCCCGTGCTTCGCTCACACGCTGTAGACTCTACAAGTGGGTCGCAATACGCACAGTTTACTTCTTCTTCTATGCTCCCACGCAAAGGGCACTGGGAAGAGTCGTGTGCTGTAGACATTGAAACTACAGTAGATTCTACAACAATGCCGCACATGCTAGTACGCCGCCCTGATGGCAGCTTTGCTTTCATGGAGGCTCGTGGAAGCTTCGTTGTCAACAGTGCTGCTGCTGGGGTTACGTTTAATGCGGCTGGCGCTTATTTTACGGTTGATAATTTTGATGACGGGTTTAACGATGGTGCAACAGCCTCTCCTCTTGTGGTAGGTGACACAATCGAGTTTACTGTTGGAGGAACAGGCTTTCCAGTAACGCTAACGACAGACAAAACGTATTATATTGAAAGTGCAAATTACGTTGGCAGTGCATGGCAATACAAACTGTCTGCAACTCTTGACGGATCTGCGCTTGCTTTTACACTTGGTGCTTCTGCTAGTACATGCAAGATTAAGTTAACAACGTACAAAAACCTCACGTACTCTGACCGCATTGCTGGGGATGACACAACAAACAAGCTTCCTGATTTCTTTACAAACCCCATTGAAGGATTGTTTAGCTATCAAGACCGTCTTGGCATCTTCACTGAAAACGAGATAACTCTTTCGGGCACGGACGCAGAGTTTACGTTTTTTAGAACAACGGTACGCAGCCTCCTTGATTCAGATCGGTTAAAGGTCCGGCCTTCTCAAGCAGACAACGAAAGCATTCTACAGGTATTGCCGTTTAAGTCAGCGTTGATGATTATGACTAATCGTAAACAGCTAATGATGTACGGTAATGACGGATCATTGTCGCCGGGAACAATTACTGTTGCAGAAGCTTCTGCTGTTGAAACAGATACGTATACAACTCCTGTAGCGGTTGGTGATTCTTTGTACGCAGCGTACAGTGCAGGGTTTGGTGGGGGGATGTACGAGTTGTTCCCTGAGTCCGAAAGCGGCTTTGCCTCTCGGGATGTCTCGCTCCAAGTTCCCGGCTATCTTCCAGAAGGCCCTCGTGCTTTGCGAGCGTCATCAAAGCACAACATGATATTCTGGCTTGATGACGGTAGCGGGAGTAACGCAGAGATAGCTGACCGAGAGCGGATCTTTGTTTACACGTTTGACCAGAGCGGTCCTAAGAAGACACAGTCTGCGTGGACTAAGTGGTCCTTTAACTACAACAACACAACTGGAACGGCGGGATACCATATTCACAACATGGTTACTATGGGTGACCGCCTGTATCTTATTGTTGAGTCAAACGGTCATGTCATTATTGAATACATTGATCTTGATATTCTTGTCCCGCAAACTGACCTTGACGATACTACCGAGTCTGCGTTTGCAGGAGTTATGCTAGATCGGTTGACATCTTTTACCCCTGCAAGTGCTAGTGAGGTTGTTCTTAATAGCGGAAACACTGAGATAACTGTGCCGTGGGAAGTCTTAACCTCTACGGACATGGACAATAACCTGCGGATTGTTGCCACATCAAACGCAGGAGCTACAACGGTGTACACACCGACAAGCATTAGCTCATCTACAACGTCATCGACTAAGCTTACTCTTAACAGCACCGACCTAAAGAACGGGCATGCTAAGGTTTGGGTGGGCTTTAACTACGACATGATACACACATTAGGTCCGTTCTCTCCTGTGATTGGTGAGCGAGCCGTACGTGGTCGTAATGTTTTTGTTCGTGGTGGTCGAATGACGTACTCAAAACTAAACACGTTAGGCATTACCGTAGAGGGTAGAACGCAAACAATTAGTGCTGGTGGTACAGCGACAAAACAAGGCGAAGAGTTCTTTGCTGTAGGTCAGAAAGTAGAAGATCTTTCTGTGACTCTAACAAACAGCACGCCGTGGCAAAGCATGGTGCAAGGCATCACGTATGACTTGAATATTCAAGAAGGAATGAATCAAGCAGTATGGCGTTAAAGGCATTAGTACGAGACGCTGAGAAAGGTGATGGGTACGACTTAGGCCCTTCCTTGAGGCAAGCAGACAAAGAAGAAATCTTTGCAGCTACGGGCCATAACAGCCCGTCTGAAGCATTAGAGGCAGGGCTGTGGCACAGCGATAAGTGCTGGACTGTAACACTAGCTGACGAGCCGATTGCTATTTTTGGTATTACTGCTGATGAAGACAACACCGCAAACGTCTGGATGCTAGGCTCTGACAAGATTGAGGACATACGTTGGCAGTTCTTGCGCGAAAGTAAGAAGTGGATTAAGCGTATGTCTAAAGACTTTTCAATGTTATGGGCCTGTGCTGATGCTCGTAACACTAAACACACTGACTGGTACACTTGGCTAGGCTTTGAGATTGCTGTGACAAAACCACACGGCCCAGCTAAACTACCGTTCCACCGCATCGTCTACTTACCGGAAAAGTAATATGTGCCTACCCCCTGTTTTTGCGGCTTTAAATGCTGCTGGAATAACCTCCGTAGCTCTTCCTGCTGCTGCTCCTGTTGTTGCTAGTACGCTCGCTCCTGTTGTTGCGACTACTGCTGCTGCTGCTCCTGTTGTTGCTGGAGGAGTTGCTACGACAGCACAATTAGCTACGGCTGACGCAATGATTGCAGAGCTTGCGTCAGAACTTCTCTTAGAACAAACTGCTGTAGAAATGGCATCATCAAACTTTTTGATGGATGCTGGCGCAAACATAATTTCTTTTGGGCTTCAAGCTCAACAAGCTAACTTACAAGGTGATGCGGCGCGTGCGCAGTTCTTAGCAGAACAAGCACAACGCAAAGAAGTTCTGCGTCAGAAAGAAATTCAAACTGCTGTAGAGCTAGATGCACTTGCGCAGAACGCAGTCAGAGGGGCAGCCACAGCTAAAACAAAAGGTGCTGCCTCGGGGCGAAACATTGAAGAGATGGCTATGCAGTTTAAGATCCAAGAGGGATACCTTGCTGGACTACAGGAAGCTAACCTTGACAACTTTAGACAAAACATCCAACAACAGAATACCTTTGCAGCACGAAACACTAACGCAGCAATACGGCAAGCTCAGTCAGCAACAGGACCGTTGGCTTTTGCTGGCCTTGGTTTGAACATAGGTTCTGCTTATTTTGATCAGTTTCCGCGCTACAATGCTTTCCCGTTTGAGTCGCAAAAAAGCTACGCAAAACGAACGCTTGGCCTAAACAGAGTATAAAGTATGGCAAACGAATATAGACAATTAGGAACGCCGCGCTATCAGGTACAACAGCAGGTTGGTGGCCTTAGTGGGCAAGCACCGCAAGACCTTGGAGCACAAGCTTTTTTAAGAGGTTTTGCTGGTTTATCTCAAAGTATCTCTAGTGCGCAGCAGGTAGCAAACAAACAAAACATTGAAAAAGCTTTGGCAGAAGGTGATGCACTGCAAGCAGCGTCACAAAAAAACTACAAGGATGCCGTAAAGGACGGAGATATAGATCCTATGCAGAACCCTTGGGTTGCTGTTGGAGCTATGAAACGTGACGGAGATAAACAAGCTACAGCACTAATCCGTGAAGCGCGTAACGAATGGAAAGCAATCGCAAACGACCCAAACGATTCAAGAGGTACAGAGCCTGACGGGTTTACAAAGTTCTTTGAAGCCAAGAGGCAAACTGTAATTGACGCTAGTGGGACACAGTCACATTACTGGGAGGGGGCTTTTCACAACAAAGCAAACACTTACTTTGAAGAAGTTGTTGATAAAGAAACTAGCCTCGCGCACCGACGAGCTTTAGCAAGACGAACCGACGCGGACGTTGAATCTATTGCGGCTGCTATTGTTGACATAACTAACGCCGCAGATGACGATGAAATAAAGGATATAATAGGCGGCGTACAGACAACCATTGATGCGTTAGCCGATGGAGCTTTATGGACCCCTGAGTTTCAGGATGCTATACTTTCTGGAATTAAAGGTCTTCTAACATCACCGACGCACGCAAAGAGTGCTAACACACTTTTGCAGAGTATACTGACTGGACCTAAATCTACTGACCCAGCTACGCCACGCACTACCAAGTGGGCCGACACAAAAAAAGTTAAAGCATTTTTAGGTGATGGTGTTGACGATGATCGGAAAGCCGCAGAGTTGTCTCACACAAAAGCTCAACTAATTGAATACAGTGGAAAACTTGGAGATCTTAAACTAGCTCTTGTAAATCTTGACACGGCTGTACTTAACGGGACTATGTCTTTTGATGAGGCAAACACAAAAAGAAAAACACAAGCACAAGAAATTGTAGATTATTACCTGACGCTTGGTCCTACATATTCTAGAGAGATGCTTTCTTTTGTTAAGTCTCAGCTAGAACAAGACAAAAAATACGCAGAAATGCAAGCTAATCAATTTGCTATTAACTCTGCGTTTACGTCTGTTACTACTGGTGGTAGCTATCTTTCGGCAACGAGTTCTTTAACTACTGCGCAGCGCAACAGTTTAGATCCTCAATTTATGGCCGAAATTCAGCAAAGAGTGGCTAAGAAACTATCGCAAGGTGTGCAAGCAAACGTAGTTGACGAATTGATTTTGTTTCATGCCTCTAGCGGCCACGTTCCGCGTCAATACAAGTGGATGCTTGCGCAGCAAATGCGGAGCTTTGTTACCAGCACTCCTGATACCATTGATGATGTAGACCCTAACTTTGTTCAAGCTGCTGAAACTTACAAGCGTATGCGCCAAGGCGGTGTTGGAGACTTTGGGAGTGCTGATCCTGCATACGTTCTTCTTGAGGAAGTGCACCAAGCTCTAGAAAGCGAACCATCAAAATCTCCTGACAAAGTATTGTTTGAGATACTTCAAGCAGGAGGTACAGAAAAGTACAAAAACTTACAAGCTCAAAGAGATTCTGTGCTTCCCGAATTTATTGCCGATTCTGTTAACGGATTGTTTTCAGAGGAGGGGCTTAGTGAAGACACAATGATACGCCTTAACAATGCAGCTACACAAAAGCACGATGAGTTACGTACACGGTACGGGCCTGAAGAAGCCGCAGAAAAACTTAACGAATTCTTAGAGGGTATCGAGCGTAACGAAAACGACTTGAACTTAAGCAACGTCGCCTTTACAAGTGAGGGTGAGTCCTTGGAGGATTTTGCGCAACATGTTGGCAAGATGCATAATGAAGTCCAACTAGAATTGTTAGAGCAGAAGTTTTCAGGTGCGGGCATTGATCTAGATCATCTTCTTATTATGAATGACTACTCAACCCCTTCAAGTCTAAATATGCTTGGCAGCATGGGTGCTAATATAGAAGACTTATTCAAGTTTGGAGAAGATGATCGGTTACAGCACAGACTTGACACTGATGTTCCTTATAAAGTATTTAGACCAAAAACTACTTTTTTAGGTGATCTTAAAGGAGCTGCTGGTAACATACTTGGTGTATCATACGATGAACCAGTATCTTTTAAAGGGCTGTTTAAACGAGAGCCCGATGCTATCTTAGAGTATGCTGAAGCGCTTGGCATTGATGTAGCGATTGATGCACCTGTTGATGACGCAGGGGCAAGGGCTGCTTCTGTCGTACTAAATGAAGACGGCTCTATTAGCACTATAGATCAAAACGGATATCTTCACATTATTGCTGATCATCGTGCTACGGAGATTATTAAAAACTACCGAGGAGACGTAAAAAACAAAAGATATGAAAAGCTTGCTAATTCAGACTTGGCACATGATGCTTTAAATCAAGACCGTACTCGCCGTGACTCTTGGTTTCCTGCTGACATTACAAAAGAAGAGGCGGGAGTAATACGTGCTTGGTCAGACAGCGTGGGTGGTTATATCTCTGATGTTGTGAGTCCATTAGGAAAAGCTCTTGCAGAACGTGACTACAGCGGAATACCCTCGGCAGTACTGGACGCGTACATTGCTAGTAGCCCCTTCTCCCTCGATTTTGGGGGGCGTTTTAAAAATCTCGCGCGGGGGTTCCAAGTAACGCACGCTAGGGGCACAATGGCACTACAAGAACTAGCACAGGGGGCTTTCGGTGAGTAACGAAGACTTTTTTAGCTCGCTGCCGCAGCACCCGACACGCGAAGAAGAGCGGCAAAGAGAGCGTGATGCTGCACGAACGCAAAGTAAGATCCGAAATGCTTCGGGTGGTGATCTTTTTGCACACGCATTTTCTGAAACAAGTACGTTTACTCCGTACTTTTCTGACTACGCACCGCAAAACTTTGTTGATGATCCTGACTTTGTCATGGATGAAGAGACGTTTGCACGCTTTTCAGATGGTCTTCCAGCGAGTGCTGATGAGCATATCTATACAGCTAAGTCTGAAGCTCATGCCCAAGCTATTCGAGATCACACACTTAAAACGCAAGAAGCGTCGCAGATCTTTTCTGAAAAGTACGGTACTGCTGGAGTAATGGGCGCATACATTGTTTCTGGTTTCTTTCAGCCAGAAGCTTTACTGGTTAATGCGGCTGGCGCTCCTGTGTATAAAGCTGCCGCCAATGCTGCTAAGTTTACACGCCTACAACGGTTTAGGAATGTTGGCGCATTAGCAGCGGGGGAAGGCGCAGCGTTTGCCGCTGTCCGTGCGCCCGGAGATCCCCTGATGTCTGAAGGAGATATCCTTACCGTGGGAGCTATCTCAGGAGTCTTAGCAGGTGGTCTATCATCGCTTGCTCGTACTCGTATTGGAGACTCAAGCCAAGTAATCGACGGAGCAAACACACGACAGGCGGCTACTGAGCAGGGGTATCGAGACGCTTCAAAAGGATCAAACTGGTGGAAGTCAGTTTTTGATGATCATGAAATGTTTTTCGAGTGGGTTCCTGACCACCTCCAGTCCAACTACATGGACTTTAGAAAGGCAGCCTTTGGAGTTTTAGGGGACACCACTGGCGCACAGGCGACCGCCATCTCCGGTGATGGCTCTATAAACGTACGACGCGTCTCACCAAAACCAACTAGAGAGCCTATTAAGGACAAGTTTAACCGCCTTGCAACAGAGGATGAGGCTAACTTTCCAGACTCAGTTGACGAAGGGATAGCCAAGCATCAAAGAAGTGCTCGCAAAAACTTCAGGCAAGGCGGGATGACTGCAAACCAGCAAGGCCGCAACAAGAAGATTTCGGACACAATCAGGGAAAATGTAACCAGAGACAAGGGTAAAGAAGCTGGAGATGCCGCTGGTGACGCTTATTTAGAGACATTTGAGAGGCTCAACGAGGCGCTCAAGCAAGATCGCGCACAGCCTAAGCCTGTTAGTGGAGTAGTCCCGCCCCCCGGACCTCGGCGCGTCTCACCAAAACCAACAAGAAAAAGCTACGGATCTATTTCTTTTATTGGTGATCGTTTCCGCAACTTTAAGAGCATTGCTTTTGATCTAGGCGATGACATGGGGATGGTTGTTCATCACGATAAGCGTGTTGTTATTCGTGATGGTGTTAGGACTATGCACGGTGCACTAGATGACACAGGCCGTCTTCAGATTGACGGTGACTCAATCACTATCCAAGAAGGCGCACAAGCATCACGACTTGATACACCTATCCACCCAGAAACAATAGAAGCAAAATTTAACAAAGCTTGGTCAGACTCTCAGGAAGTTATTGCTGATGATGTTGACGCATTATTTAACGGTCGCCCTGACCACATTATGCGTAAGTATCCTAAGCCGTCTTCACGAGAGATTGACAAGGCAGACTTGCGGCAACACATTGACCCGGACGGCGCAGAGGTCGATGGACAAGGAGCTACGCGCTACCCTGAGCACCTTGGTGATACGATCCGTGCGTTATCCCGCAAGACTCGAAACATCTTTGGTGATGAGTACATGCGTCGGTGGTTGCCTGAGAGACTACAGCGTTTCTCTGCCAACATAGACAAAGCTGCCGTAAGCACACTGCGTAAAAGCCTCACATCAAAAGCTGCTCTGCGGCGCATGGAAGATGTTTATGAGGGGATGCCTGAAGCCGAGCTACGTTCTGTAAAGCAAGGGGCTATTGATCTTGAAGCAGAAGAAGCTTTCAAGGAGTTTATGCGTGATGTGTACTACAGACGCTCTGGCGGCAAAGACTACATTGATGGCTTAACATACGAAGACATTAAGTTTTTAGCTGATCACAACCCTGAGTCTTTAGCTAAGTTGTCTACGTCAGCGTTAGAGCGCTTGACAAGAGGACAACAAAAACGAGTACGCAAAAAACTTAATGCGGCAAGAGATAAGGTTCTGCAAGCAGAGCGTGAAGCAAAGCAAGCTGCACTTGACAGCCCGAAGCGTAGCGGCAATCTAATCTACGATCCAAAGACGCACGAGATTGGCGTAGTCACACGAGTGTACAAAAACGCTGATGGCGAAGATGTCATGGATGTAGACTTTGGAGAGATCCGTGGAGTTGAGGGAGATCGCCCTATTCTTACAGGCGGTCCTGACGTAAAGGGTGCGGATGTTTTAACTCCGGGCAGACAAAGGACTGTTGGTCAGAAGGATGTTGAGATCCTTCTTCCCCCAAGAGTCACAAAGTCTAAGCTTAAAAACACACAAGTTCGCGTTAATGATACGCCTGAAATTACAAACGCACGTAATTTTATTAATGACCTTAAGCGCAGACTTCGCATAGCAACGGACAAACGCGACAGCTTAAAGCGAGAAGTTGCCGCTCCTTCGGAGAGTATAGGACGATCTGGTGACATTAGGTTTGCTGATGAAGCTCTCGAAGAAGCACGGCGGTTATCAAATGACCCAGAGAGTAATGTACACCTTGTCTACATGACTCCTGATGAGTTTGGTTCTTTTACTGTTCCTCTGCGTGAAGGCACTATAGGAGACAAGGGGCAGTCTGTAGATAGTGTCCGTGATCTTATGGAGGCAGGAACAAAAATGGACGAACTGCCCACCTTAACTGTGTCACGCGAGGCTGCATCAAAAGGTAAGCCAAGTCGTGAAGGTGCATACGAAGTAACAGGGCACGATGGGCGGCACCGTGTGGCGGCTATGGATGAGCTAGGCGATGGTCTTGTTCCTGTACTTATTAAAGGCGGTCAGCGTATTGATCCCAAGACAGGAGAGGCAGTTGGGTTTGACCTAACTGGGCTTCTGGAAGACCTTGACGTTAAAGTCCTTAAAAACGAACGCGGCTACGGTTACGGTCAATTTAAAGACATTAAACAAACTGATTTTGATTTTCCGACAGCCAAAGAAACCCCGGACGCGCCAGCAGAAGGCGTTACTCCTATACCTGACTATGAGCATGTCCCTCCAACAGCTTACAAGTCTTGGTCTGATCTTAAAAAAGCGCGTAAGTTATTTCAAGATGATGTCTGGAGCCTACATCCTGAAAAACGCAACTACTTAAAGGCTATACACAAGCTGTGGAAAGACGGCATGTTGAGCGACACAGATGTTGAACTGCTTGACATGGCGTTAAAGACAGTCAATCTAAACGCTCACCCATACTTAGTTAATTTTGCAGTAAGTCCAAGACAACTGGTAACTGGCGGTACCGAGCGAACATTTGGGGCAGCGAGAGGTTTCATTAATCCTAGCGCTCCCGGTCGTGGTGTTGGTATTCCTAAGACACAGAACTACAGAGTTGATAGAAAAGTTATCGAGTTAAGCAAACGCGCATTAATGACTTCTGGAAGAACATCTCCCGCTGAAAGATCGCCTTTGTCTGTTTTGCTTCACGAGCTTGGTCATATTTTAGATGGCGTATCAAGCGAACAAATATTGCTCCCTAGTGGGCGAAAAGCAAAGCCTAAGACAATCACACTTCAGGGTGGTGCAAGGTACGTGGGGACTGAAACGCAAAGTTTACTTGTAAAAACAGCTAACGAAATTAAATCAGATCTTGGTGATTCGTACCCAGAGTTTGTTCGGTCTGTTATGGGGACACGAGATGTTGGTCACTACGTCTCTATGACAACTGAGTTTGGTGCTCAGTTAATGTCTACGTTTGTTATGCGCAGGATGCGTGCAGCATCGCGTAGTAAAAAGTTTTTAGCAGCCGAGGCAAAAGCTGAAGTAGCTGTTAACACTTTTTGGGGTAAGATGTTGGACAAGATAACTGGCACACTTAAGGAAATGTCTGACGTATCTCCGGGAGTAATACAAACTCTTGATGTTGTTGCAGCACTTACTCTAGGCATTAGACCTAATGTTAAAAAAGGAAGTAAGTTAGCTACGGCACTGCTGAGGCAGCGGGATAAGTTTATTAAAACAGCTACGGAGGATGTAAAAGCAGGTAACCTTACTTCTACAATGCCCCGAACAAAACACGAAGTTGACGCCGCTGTAGAAGCGCAACTTAAGATTCTGCTTGGTGGTGTCAAAGAAACTGAGTTTACCGCACCTGAATTTCAAGCAGTGCTTGGTCAGTTAATGGATCAAAATGGCATTAAAGGTGTAGTCGAAGTTCTTGATGACATGGACTGGGCGTCAGACGAACTTATGCAGTCATTGCTGGACGGCCATAAGGCTGCCGAAGTGATTGGTAAAAAGATTGGTGAAGGCGTCCAGCCACCTAGAAAAGTTCCTTCGGGTAAGTCTGAACCTATTACCGAGCCGGGACCTATTGTTGATCCTGATACTGGCAATACAACAAAACCTAGAAAAGAACGCTTGGTAAAGCGGCCTAAGCCTGAGCCCAAGCCTGAGCCTATCCGACCCAAGCGTGTACACCCCACAAAGGGCGGTAAGATTAAACCTGAGCCTGAGCCCATTGCGCCTGATCCGATCCGTGTAGAAGCTTACGATGCGGCTCGTGCGGAAGTAGACGCACTGTCAGCGCAGCTAACTAAAACACTAAGCGATCTAAAAAAACAAGAAGGCAAGAACTCAGTTGCCACTGAGATAACTGGCACAATCGAAGATACGTTTGTTGTTATTCGTGTAAGTGATGAGACAGGTGCTCCGTTAACGCGAGGAAGCAAGAAGGTTTTTGAGCTTGACTTGCATGGTTCTTCACGTAACTCAATCAAACTACAAGCACGAACAAAGTCTGCTGCCATTGAAGAAGCGCAGTTAATTATCAGAAGAAATAAACGTCAGAAGCAAGCTGACGATGTTCGAGCATGGAGAGAGCAACAACTTGCACGCACAGAGCAAGATCTTTCTGAAGAGGTAGCAACGCTCAACCAAGCCCGGAAGGCGGTCAGAGGGAAGGCAGAGGTCGGTCGAGCCGCCCTTGAGCGCCTAGCCGATATACCCGCACTTAGGCGTCTTCCTGTTTGGCAAGCTTTGAAAGCTGCGCTTGATGATCTAGAAGTTAAACCTACAAAAGCAAAAGCACGCGAGCTTAAAACACCTGACGGAAAGGTTGTTGGTAAAAAGACAAAGAAAGACACCAGCCTTACCGACGAAGATATCGTTGTACTAGACGGTCGTGGTGAGGTTATTAGTGGCCGTGTTGACTCAGACTTTGTTCCTCCTGCTAAGAAGATCTTTAACACAGGAGCACAGGATGTTTTCTTTATCTACAACAAACGCACAGGTGAGGTTACCGCACCGAATCAGTTAATGAATCAACTCGATGAGTTAACTACACGACATGATGCGCTTACACGTAGAAAGAACAATGCAGATCACGGGCAACAGGATCCCGGAGCATTTGATGATGTGCAAAAAGCTTTAGACGAAGCTGGCATTACGGCTGAAGAAGCTTTTGGCGACGTTGGCGTTAGCCCTCGGATTCTTGGCAATGTACTTGGCACTGGGGACAAGGTATGGAACTCTCTTAAAACAAGAGCGCAGTCAAGTGTAAGCGGAGCGATGCGCTTTTTAGGGTTTGACGTATATGGTAATCAGGCTGGCATGCAGTCTGCTGATGGAACAATCAAACCTGTTGTAGATGCTGCTGACGGCATTAACCGTTTAGGTATTGAAACTACACGCCAACAGCTTAGAACAGGTCGGTTTGCCAAAGCTCGTTTAGAGTCGTGGGACATCTACCACAAGTGGCGCAAGTTAAATAAAATGGGCTTTGCAAAACACCTTGCTGGCCTTGCTCAGGAAGAGTTTGGTGAGCAGATTACGCGACATCTTGGTGATCCAAAAATGATGTCAATTCCTAGAAGGCAACTAAGCGACTCTGATAAGTTGGTACGCGATGCTGCGTTGTTACATCAAGATCATTATCGAGACATTCTTAAGTGGCTTAAAAAGAATGACCCTGAGCGTTGGAAGGATATCCCTGACAACCCTAACTACGTCCCTCGTATTTTCTCAACAACCAAGTATCAAAAATTATTATTGGAGTTTGGTGAAAAGAACGTAACAAAACTTCTTTCGCATGCTCTTCGGCTTGGGAACCCTAAGTTAAACAAAGAGAACGCAGACAAGTTTGCAAAGATGTACCTAACCAAGTCAGGCCAAGCAAAGTCTGGGATGACTTGGCTTAACGATCCGCGTACTACACGAGATCCATCTAAGTTTGCAGATAAGCTTGTTAAAGAGTTTGGGATAGATCCTGAGCAAGCAGATGAAATGGCGGCTTTCTTTGCCCAGTCAGAAAAAGGACCGGGGCGTGCACTGCATCGCATTGCTATGGACGAAACAGCGCACCTTGAGCTAGTTGGTAAGTCAGGCCAGCGTAACGTAGATATCCGTGAACTGTTTGAATCAAACATGTTTAACCTTACGGATAGGTACAACTGGGAAGTTATTAGCAGCACACTTGTTGCAGAAACAATTAAACGATTTAACAACAAACTTGGAAGGCCGGGACTGTTCACCAACCTTGATGATATCAAGTCGTTTATTGTTGATGACGCTAGAGCACGAGGTCTTGATGTTCGCCACATAACAGAACAACTTGACATGGTTATCCGTACGGCGCGAGGACGGGGTTTCCAAGACTCAGTTAAGTTTGGTGAGAATGCATCAATGTTTAAAGATGCCGTGTTCTCCTTTGGTTATGGATCTACTTTTGGAAGAGCGGCACTAAGTGAAGTTATTCCTACGCTGTTTGGGCGGGGGATTGCCAACATGCTTAAGGCAAACGGAGTGCTTCGTAGAGTCAGTACTGGTGAAATACCTATCTCGCGCAAAGACATTAAGTTTATGCTTGAGGCGCAGGGCATGGGTCTTTCAGCAAGGCGCTTTGGCAAGCTAGACTTTATGTCGCAACACCTTGAAGAAGGTATGCCGGGATCTAACTTTGCTGCTGACGCACGCAGGTTGCTTAAAGGCGCAACAAACATAACGGCTGAGTTGTCAGGTCTAAACCCGATTACTCAATGGACAGAAGAAATGTCTATGCGAATCAACACGTACGCAAACGTGCAAGCCATGCTAAAGGGTGATGTACCTAATCAGGCACGGCTCTCTCAGATGGGTATAACGCTTGATGATTGGAACGCTATGACAGCGCAGCTTAGAAAGCACATGCGAAACACCACTGGGGAAAATGGCTTGGACTCCTTGAGTTTAAACCTTGACGAGTGGGATGATCAGATTGTTGCAGCTAAGTTTATGAACGCTATGTACTCTGAAGTCTTGGCAAACGTAACGCGAGGAGATAGGACTGACCTTCCTGAGTGGTTTGCGAAGTCAGGGCTGCACCGCGCTCTTGGACATATCCTTCTTCAGTTTAGACGCTTTGGTATTTCAGCGCACCGTAACGTCTTGACAAGAAACGTAACAGCCGCTGACGGTCGTGCAGCAATGATGTTTACAACAAGTGCTATGGGCGGTTTGTTTACTTACATGTTAAGTAACCTCTTTGCTTACGAAGATAGCGCTGACGGTCGCCGCAAATTAAAAGAACGCATGAGCCCAACTCGTTTGGCTATCGGAGCAATATCACGCTCCCCGTTCTCTGGAACGCTAATGGATGTAGCTAACCCAGCACTAAGTTTGACTCTTGGTGTTGACACGTACGGTAATACGCACCGTTACGGACTAGCTGATTCAACTTTTGAACAAGTCCCGTTGTTCTCATGGCTTGGCGATATTGCTGGGTCTGGTCGAGCCGCTATTGGCATAGGCACTGGGCAGCGAGACTTTGAATACCATGATTGGGCGCGGACCAAACGTGTGTTTGGTTGGTTAAAGCACCCTCTTCTTCAACCCGTTGTCCGACAATTAGAAAAATAACTATGAAAAAACTCAGCCTCATCCCTATCTACTTTTTTATTCCTGCCTGTGCAACCGTTGGCAAACTTCTCCCCGGTGGTGAAGAGCAAGCTGTTGAAATGGGTGACACCATGATGGAGAGTGCTCCCATGCTTGCCGAGCAAGCTGGCACAATCACCACAATGATGACAGGCAACCCTGCTATGGGTGGTGCTGTCGCTACCATGCTTGGCGGTGCTGCTGCTTTGTTTGCTGCTAAGAAGCACAAGGCAAAGAAGGACGCTGAAGAGTGGGAGGTTGTGGAAGAAGAGGAGGAAGCTGCTGTATGAAAGACCCTCGGTTAGCTAGGGCTGGTGTGTCAGGGTTTAACAAACCTAAGCGCACCCCGTCCCACAAGACGAAGTCTCATGTGGTTGTTGCCAAATCTAAAGGCACGATCAAAACAATTCGTTTTGGTCAGCAAGGAAAGACTGGGGACAGAGGCAATACAGCTAGATCTCGTTCCTTCAAGGCTCGACATGCTAAAAACATAGCCAGAGGACCGCTCAGTGCTGCGTACTGGGCTAACAAAGTAAAATGGTAAAATCTTTTTTCGTTGTCCTGCCTCTGTTGTTGGTTTCTTGTACCGCAACAGAGGTAGGCAACACCCTACTTCCTGATGAGCTTACATTTGGGGCTAGTTCTGGCGATCACTACGGTGAAAACAAACTAGGCCAATTAGATGGTAAGTATGAGGGAGCCTCAGAGAGCACGTACGCCGCTCTAACGTGGCATCTCCCTGAAATAGGGCATGAACGCATGTCCGTAGAAGAACGAGCAGAGATCCGTACAGCAGCCTTAGAAGCAGAGGCTGAAATTGCGGAGCCAGAAATAAAAATGAACATCCGTGACGGGGTAGAGCCTCCTCCTAAATGGGTGCTTCTGATTGCAGCATTTATACTTCTTATTTTTGTTTTAGCTGTGGCTTGGAAGGCTCGGCGTAACAACCAATGGCACTAGACTGGCTACTTAAAAGGATTCGACCAATGACAGAAGCAGATCAGACGCGCAGAGCGAATGTGATTGATACGCAAGCGGAGGTAATGCTTCGTGAAGTCGAGGCTAAGGCTCGCATGGCAGAGATGAAGGCAAAGCAGTCAGCTTCCGAGCTTGCTGCTCTTCACCTGAGCACATGGGCAGGATTGTACATGACTCTCATGGTGACAATTTTCCTGTTTTCGTGCTTGTATTTGCCAGCAGAATCTTTAGGCACAATCACGGGGCTTATCACGCTCGTGGTGACATCGCTGGCTGCGATTCTTAAGAGCATCGTTGACGGTAAAGAAGAAAAACCAAAGAAGAGTGATGGTGAGTAGTCAAGATATCCTCCAACTTAGCAGAAAGCTTGATGATCTACAGGAAACTGTAGACAGGATTGACGTATCTCTTCGTGGCAATGGGAAGAAAGGACTCTTTACAGAGTTTGCGCTGCAACAAGAAAAGATCCACGCGCTTGAGGACTTCCGCACAGAGCAGGAGTCGATGAAGCGGTGGATCAGTCTTGGTGTGCTCGGTGCTATCGGCACACTAGTCTGGAATATCGTGACTAGCTACTAATGTATGCGGCTCTGTAGCAACGTGCGTACATCATACCCCACAAACTACCGTGCTCGGTATACTCATGGACTAGTGGCGTGAGTAGACCGTGTGCCCACTCATGCACTAGCACATCTGCTTGCATACCTTCCGATAGTTTCTTATCCACTACGATGCTTATCTTCGTAGTGCCGTTCATTAACAATTTACAATAACCCTGTAACCCGTTGGATAGCTTACGTCTTGACACTGTTACTGGGAATGGTAACGGCTCGCTTACTCGTAGGTTTTCCAGAGTTTCTTTCCAGCTAACCTGCATCAGTCAAGCCAGATCAAGCTGTCAGCAACAGGGCCATGCTTCTTGTTAAAGAAGACTACTCGTTGGCAGGGTCTTCCTGACTCACCGATAACTTCAAGAGCCCAGTCGTTGTCACTCTCGATAGTGCCGTTAGCAAAGAAGATCTTATCTTGAACTACACCAGACATTGGTCTGTGGAAGTGTCCAAGAAAGATGTAGCCCCACTCTTCAGGGAGACTGCCGCTCCATCCTGCTACCTTTCGAGCAAGTCCTGTGAGCGGGTAGCCTCCAAGACCACCTCCCCCTGAGATTTGATCGCCATGAACAAGGAGTAAGTTATGTCCTTCCGCATTAACGACACGATAAAAAGAATCATGGTCTACGTCCCACGTAATGCGGGAGTCTTTGATCACGCTCGTTACCATAAGCCTCGTCACAACCGTAGCAATCATGTCGAAGTTGGTGCGCGGAGAAGCTCCAGCATTCTTGGGCTGGCTCCTGCCGTGGTTACCGGGGACAGCACTGACCGTTATGCTGCGGAACGCGCTAGACATTTCGATGATAAAATCAGAGAGTATCTTTGGGGCGACTTTGATGGCTTGATCCCATAAGTCTGAGTCAACTACCCAAGGCTGGTGAGCAAAGATTGTCTCGCCCTCTACGATATCACCACCAATCATAATGACTGCGTTATCTATCTTAGCACCAGACCGACGAGTCTCGACAACCTTAAGTGTCTGCTCTGCCAGCTTCTTCATGCGCTGCTTGGCTACCTTGCTGTCAAACGTAGAGGTAAGCTTGCCGATCTGGGTGTCACTGATATGAATGACAGCAGTCTCTGAGTGCAGCTTGCGCTTGTCTCTTTCTTTTCTCTTTGGTGGTGTCCACCTAAAGTTCTTTAGTGCCTCGTCTGCACGCCGCAAGATAATAGTCTCGATAGCCTCACGGTTCTCAAGCTCCTTGGACAGGCGGCGTATTTCTTTTTCTAATAAGGGGATGTCAGTCATCGTCATCTGAGTCCAGCCAGTCGGCCAAGAACTCTGTCTTAAGTGGTTGGGAAAGAAGGGAAAAGATCGCGTGGTTTAGTACACGAACTTGAGCAAGCGATTCTAGCTGCTCACATAACGCTATTAATCTCTTGGCTAGTAGTAGCCTCTCCCCAAACTCATCTAACAAATCCTCCAGAACCTTATTTGTCATAATAAGGTTAGCCATTGTCACTGCCTCATCCGGGGCAGGTATACTATCGTCACTATCTAATGAATCCATTAACCATGAAAGAAGAAAAACTCAGCCGACTGTGGGATCTCACAGTTGATCGACTCATTGAACGCCTCGAATCTGGTGAGGCATCGTCTCAGGATATCAATGTAGCTAGGCAAATGCTCCGTGATCATGGGGTAAATGTAGAGGATGTGGATGAAAGTCCCATTGCTGATCTGTCTAAGGTGCTGCCATTCAAGACTGGTACAGATAATTAAACATTAAACCACGTCGGGGGTTCGTTCCCTTTTTCCATGATTGAGTCTAGCTCCTTCTGTAGGAGTTCGTCCTTTCTTTCGTTGATTGCATCTCGTGCATCTCTAGCCATTTGCTCTGTCCAATAGGCAACTGCCATGGTCAGGGCATCTAGCTTATCATCGTGATCTAGGCAGCCTCTGTCCCGGCTGAGTCTGCTCATCTGGTGGGGCAGGGAATACTGTACGGCTGTGTCGGGGGAGCGGTCTAGCGTTTCCTCGTAGTCCTTACGTATAGCCTGAGCGTTCACAACGAGTCTGTGCTGGTTCATCACAGGCTCTAGGGTGTCGGCCATGCGAGCTTCCTTCATCCCCTTAGCGGTCGTTTCCTCGACAGTAACCGGGTATATCTCACGGAGATGCGGCTTAAGAAGCTCGGTGAACATTCCTCCACCGTAGTTACTTTCGGTGACGATGACATTGACTTTGTATTCTTTAGCCTTTGTCGCCAAGAGACGCATCGTTGCGTCCGTATATCCTTGGGTGGTCCCGCCCCAATCAAGTAGATAGAGAAAACCATTGAGATACTTAAGTACACAATAGGAGGTTTCATCAGTTCCTCTACCACTTGGGTCCACGGTAAGGATAGATCCTGTGTAAGGGACCATGTCACCATGGATTGATAAAGGTCGGCAGTACTTATCACGCGAAAATCCTGTGTTGGGTAGGTCTTCCCATACGTCTGAGCTCTGCCACACTACACGTTCTGGTGCAACCTCAGAGTCACAGTCCATGACAATGAGATCAGTGAGGCGCAGCGGGTGGCGGGAGAGATCTGATAGGCGTACGTCTAGTTGGTATTGTAGTTGGAATCCAGTCCGTCCATAGGAAGCTTCCCTTTCAATAAGCTCTTCATCAGAGAATCGGTCTGGGTCTGTAGGCTGTCCTGCTTGTCCGTCAAGTGAAGAAACATAATCGGCAAGTCTACCTCCATATACTCCCGGATCTTCTGGCATTCTTGCAGGATAGATTCTAACATCATACCCTCGTTCGGGGAGTTCGGTATAAATCGATTCTTGTGATTGGGGAGTTCCAAGGTAAACTATTTCTCCAGTATCAGGGACGATGATTGCTTCGAATTCTTTCGTAGATTCTGCCAGCTTAGACCGCGCACCCACCGTAGCACTGTTGCCGGGAACCTCGACATCATCTGCAATAATAAGGTCGGCACGACTACCAGTAAGCTGCCCAGTAATACCAACAGACTTGCAAGAAGGAGAGTGTGCGGCCCTAGCTGGACCGACATCCCATGCGATCTTGGATGATCGCTGTGCTTCGTCGGGAGCGAGGTGTTGTAGGACGGGCATCTCTCGAATGAGACGGTGACAGAAGGAAGAGAAATCATCGGCGCGGGATTTGGATGCGGAGACTACGAGTATCTTTGTGTCTGGGTCCATGTATAGATTCCATAGACCAAAGGCAGAAGTAATCCAAGACTTACCAACACCTCGGAAAGCTTGAACCATGCGTCGGCGTGGCCCGTGCTGGAGATAATCAGCGATGTCATACTGGACAGGAGTAGGGTCAGGAAGGCCCAAGTGTTTCCACGTAAGGTAGAGGAAGTTGCGGAAGTCCTTGAGTTCTTCGGGGATCTCATGCATTAGCTTTCTTTATTCGTGCTCGTATCTTGCAGTCATACTTGTGGCACTCTTTGCAGAAGTGACTGAGGTAATCTTTGGAGTCCCACTTCATATAGAACTGGTCGGATGGTTTGACTTCGTCACATACCTTACACCATTTCTCTGTGATCACAGTAAGTTTACCTGATTCGTAAGCTTCTTTGATCCTGACCCTCCGCTCTTCTTGTGTTGTACGTACGGCGGCTGTCACACAAAAGCGGCACTGTGGTACGCGCCACCCCGGCCTGTCGCTACGAGTATAGAACTCTTCGATTAGGTACTCGGTCTTGCACTTGGTGCATGTCTTGAACTCTTCAGTCATCTGTCTCCCTCGGTACTGAACCCTGTAAGAATACAAGGTAGTTGATTATATCAATAATACTGTCATCGAATGACTCATCACCTACCAACCCATCATGGTTACAGTGTGTGATCAGCCGCCCTAGCTTGTCAGATATACGAGCTAGGATTCCAGTAGGTACGGAGCAGATCTGTAGATCCTCCACCCTTCTGAAGTTTGTGTAGGCGTCACCTTCACCAGAGTAGTTCCTAACCTTGATGGTTAAGATGTTCTTGGCTTCGGTTGTTATCTTATCGTGTAGTGCTAGTAGCTGTGCTGTGTTCATGGGGTCCATAGCTTAGGGGTTTGCCTAACAAAATCATACTCACCGGGGCGTAGGATTCTGGCAAGTCGTGCGTTTAGTAGAGCTTCCTCTTCGTCGAGGTTAGCGTTGGCGTACGCTCTCCTTACTGTGTCCCACGTAGCTCCGTCAGCATCGAGGATCTTGTCAGACTTCTTGTCCCCTACTCCGGGGATTCCTTTGAAGCCATCAACAGCATCACCCATCAGCGTCTGCTTGAGGTGCAGCCTGTCAGCTTCTTGCTCGTTAACTCTGAACACACCGTCCTCTCTCTTGCGTGGCTTGAAGTGCAAGCCCGGAACTGTCAGCAGATCCTTATCGTCTGAGCATATGATGGTGTTGTGTGAGGATAACATACCCATTATGTCATCGGCCTCTAGGTTATTAACCAGTACACTTGGGTGCTTTTTTATTAGATGCTGTTTCACTTCTGGGACACATACAGGGCGGCGTACATTTGTACGGTTAGCCTTGTAGTCTGGAAAGAGATCATGCCTGAACGTGCGTGAGTCACTCCAGCACATAAGGTATGAGGCAGGGTTAAGCTGGGCAAACATACCAAGTAACATACCATCGAACACTTCGATAACAGCATGATCATCTACTGTGCGCACAGCATCATCACCGAAATCATATGTATCCTCACAGCTAAAGGCTGCGCGATGCCAGATGATGTCAGCATCTATGAGTAGTTGAAAGGTGGGGTCAGTGTTTTCATTCATTAGTGGATCTCGCTCCAGTTCATTCCGATCATTGCGTCCCCATCCATAGGGCAGCGTAGTTTGTATTGCTCTGTTGTTTCCTTAAAGGATTGTATAGCTGTACTCACAACGTCACCAACATTAGTGTCGGGTGTCTCGATGATCATCTCATCATGAATGAAACCAACGATGTGTGTGTCCGCCCAGTTGTTAGACATTATGTGAAAGTCTAGGTTTAGTGCAGCACGTTTGGATACACAGGCTCCAGCACTTTGGATCAAGAGATTAACAGCAGAGTGCTCAGACCTAGGCCGTAAGATTCTACCGTCCAGTCCCTTGAAGTATCCCTTCTCTGCGCTGGTCTTCTTTACTTTGTTGATGAGCCTACGCATAGCTGGCCGCTCATTAAACAAGCGTGTGACTAGAGCACTGGCCCTACGCATAGGGATGTCAAGCATCGCCGCAATCTTGCGTGAGCTTGCGCCATAGATCAGGGCAAAGAATGTGTTCTTCGCTGTCTGTCTATCACACTCCATCATGTCAGCGTTTGCTTGGTGTATGTCACCACGAAGAACTACGTCAGCAAACTCACCGTCATCGAAGCGTGCCATGTAGTGAGCGAAGCATCTAACCTCTAGAGATTTAGCATCACAACCAACCAAGACATTGTCCTTGGATGCCGTGAACAGAGCGCGGCACTCCTTACCGAATGGTAGTCGAGTGCTTGGCACTTGCTGAAGATTAGGATCAACGCAGGATGTACGCCCAGAGTACGCGCCTAATGTTTTAAGCTTCGGGTGTACCCTGCCGTTACGTTCAAGACTGAGCCAGCCTCTCCTGTCCCCTGTGAGCATTGCAAAGATCTTCTGTACTCGGTACAGGTCAGCGACTAGCGAGGCTTCAGGGATGTCAGGGATCTGGCTAAGGATAGATTCATCTACCTTCACCTGACCAGTGGCCGTCTTTGCCGATGGCTCCCACCCACGAGTGACTAAGAACTCAGCCACCTGCGGTCGAGACATAGGATTAAACTTTGTCTCCTTAACCTTGAGTGGTCCAGCTACTAGCTCCTTGCGTATACCGCTGGGTGCATCAGTCTTCTTAACAAAGTGTACGTCAGTGACTGGATCAATCCAGTACTGCGGTGTCTTCATCTCTTGTCGTTTCGGTGGGACAAGATCAACAAGAGCGTCAAGGATCTCTCCCTTCTTCTCGTCCAGTTGTTTGAACAGATCAATGGCAGCATCTCGATCAAACTCGATACCCTTCTGCTGCATACGAAAAGCAAGACAAGCAAACTCTGTCTCCATCCGCACGGCAGGGCCAGTGATACCACTCGATGGTAGCTTCTCCCACAGCCTGTGCGTTACGCGCACATCTTGCTTGCAGTACTCAGCCATCTCATCTGTGTAAGCTGTCCAGTCATCGTAGTCTCCCTTGTGCATCCCAAGCCTGTGCCCGAAGGAGCGCAGAGAATACTTACCCCACTCTGTGCGTGGGATCTTGGCAAGCTTGGCATCCTTGTGCAGCAGGTCAGGGAAACACATACGAGTAAGAAGGAAGGTGTCCTTTATCTGTACACCTACTGGTACATCCCACCCCAGTAGCTTACGCAACAGAGGTAGATCGTACTGGATAATGTTGTGCCCAATAAGATTGGTTGCACCCTTCATCCACTCCAGTGCTTCTTGTAGTTTGTCCGGCCCGTAGCACACGGGCTCGTCACCATTCTCTGATACAGCGATGCAGTGAATGTCGGTAGCTTCATCGAGTAGACCGTTAGCTTCGATATCAAATACTATATCTCGCATCAGTCATCTCCGAAGGGATCACCTTCATCTTCATCTTGATGATTGTGCAACCTACCAGTGGGAGGATCGTAGCGTATGAAACCACTCGGTCCTGTCTCTCCGCTGTACCTATTCTTTAGTACGCGGATGTGCATGAGGTTCTTCTCATCGCCATCAGCTTGTTGGCTACGCTCAAAGGCACACACAATATCACTGAGTTGTGCGATACCATGTGACCCACGCAGATGCGCCAGTGATACAGAACCACCCTCTTCGTGTGGCCTACCGTCTGATCTACGCAGGTGAGATACCAGCACCATAGCACAGCCCGTCTCCTCTACTAACCCACGCAGCTTAGTCATCGTGGAATCAATAGCAGTTCTCTCCTGCGTGTCAGCAAACTCACTGACCACAATAGATAGGTGATCAAGGAAGATAACCTTACAGTCCATAGCCTTGATGGCATACCGAATCTTAGTAAGCAGTGCATCGCTGTGCAGTGAGCCGAAGTGATCAAACAAAACAAGGTTACCGTTACCTACAGATTCTTGGTAGGCAGCCTTCATTGTCTCGTCTGATATCTCCTTGAAGTTTTCCTCTAGCTCAAAGAGTGGCATGCCTAGATGCAGTGCCATGAAGTTGAGCGCAGTCTTACGTACGCTTTCCTCTAGTGCAAAGTATCCTACCTTCCAGTCCTGCTGTGCAAACTGGTACGCAATCTCTCTACACACCTGAGACTTACCGATACCTGTACCAGCAGTGAACGTGACCAGTTCTCCTAGGCGTAGCCCACGAGTCTTGGTCTGCATGTTTATCCACGGGTACTGGATAGCTGTAGTCTCTGGGACATTACTAATAACATCCCATAGATCCTCACCCTTGACGAGCCCACCGGGGATGTACTCTCGTGCATTCCACACCGCTCGCTTCAGTTCTTCTCTGTCACCTGACACAAGAACTTCACTGGCATCCTTCTTCGTCAGCGTGGCAATGTATGCTTTGCCGGGAGGCAGGAGGAACGCACATTCTTCTGCTGCTTTACGACCGGGATCATCCTGATCAAACATCAAGACTACCTTCTCGAATCCACACAGCCACTCAAGGTTCCTCTTGAATACAGAGGTAGCTGACTGTGCACCGTTAGGTACTGAGACTGTAGGCCAGCGGCAGCCATGCGTCTCCGCATAGCTCATGGCATCTATCTCTCCCTCGGTAACCACCAGCATCTTTCCACCCGAAAATTTTTGTTGACCAAAAAAGGTTCCGGGTTGCGTACCACGCCACATGAACTTCTTGTTCTGCTGACGTATCTTAATACCAGCAGCCGTACCATCTACGTTGAAGTACTGAGCAAAGTGAGCGCGGTCCCCGTTGTGATCTCCAACGGAATACTCATAGAAGAAACAAGTCTCCTTTGATATGCGGCGCTTAGTTAATGCTGCGAATTCTCCTTGCGGTTTAATGATCGGTGCTTCTTGCTTCTTCTCTTGCACTACTCCTCCATCTCCTACTGTCTGGCATGAGAAACAGAATGTATGCCCATCGTCATAGACGGCATTAGCATCGCTGCTCCCACATTTACTACATGATGTGTGTCCTACGAATGACGAGTCGGAATCCTTGCTCCGCTCGCTTTGATACTTTTTCTTGATCAGGTCTAAACTCCTCTATCACTGAAGGATTGTCATCCTCCAGAATTCCGCACTGAACCAGTGCATCTCCTAGTAACTTAAACGAACCAGCCGCATTGTCCCAGTCCATGAGACGTATGCTGCGGCGGCAATACTCCACGATGACAGGCCCCTCAATAGGTTGGCAATCGTGGTTGTCTTGTATGTGCTGAACTAACTCAGCTTGTAGTTTCTTCCGCACAGCCCAGTGCATACGCAGCAAGCGGTTGATGCCGGGAAGAATAAAATGTGAATCGAATTCCATGAGATAAAACGAGGGGATGGGAGATGAACTAAACTCCCACCCCCTCTAGGAAACACACTTCGTGTCTGTTTATTTATTCACCTCAGACCGCAGTGAGCTAGGGACTTCTTCAACATCAGGGAGCTTCTCGGAAACTCCTAGAATCTCTGCAATCTTAGAGGCGCATGTATCAGATGCGTGTCCGTATTCCACTAAGACTTTCTCAATGTCCTGCATCATGCCTTCGGCACGTACAAGCATTGACATGTTCGTGATCTCTTCCTGTAGTTCTAAGTTATCGTCCATAGTAAAGGTGAGCAGTTTAGCCTCGTGCTCAGGAGGGAGGGGAGGAGATTAATCGAAGTAGTTATCGTCATCTGACGATGTAGCCGCAGTTGTAGATTCCCCATCAGAGAACTCATCATCGAAACCTGATGACTCGGACCCTGAGAATTTCTGTAGCTCGATAACCTTAACAGCTTGAAGCTTCAGTGTCACACCAAGACCTAGCGTAGGTACGTAGTACGGTGTGGCAACAAGCCCTAGCCTAATGATGCTATCGTTTCCGATAGAGTCATAGTCCACAGCATCCCAGTCAATCTTCTTACCATCAACGTATGTGTCAACGGGGCGAGATGCTGGCTTACCTGACTTGGCAGGGAAGTGACGCTTCTTAGATTTGAGTTGTACAAATCCCTCGGGCACACGCTCATCATCTGCGTGTGTGCTCCACGGGTTGAAGTGGGAACGTCTCATGTTCCGATCCTCCTTGCCGCACATATCAATCAGCTTCTCTTGAATACCAGTGATGGTATCAATGATAGGCTGTGCCTCCTCCTCTGTCAGTAAGATATTACAGAGATAATGTTCTTTCTCATCTCCCGGAAATCCCTTCGGAGTTTTAAGTGATGCCCATCGTGCCTTACCCGCAGGGGTAGTGATCTTCTGAGCGTAGTCTTTCGGTTCAAATAACTTTTTCATTTGTCTATTTATATAGAAGAAGTAAGTAATCTAGCATAGCTAGAACGATCCCTAATGATCCACATAGATCAATAGGTGTTTTATATTTTTGTTTCCTTTTTTATGAAGCCCCATAACTAACTGAAGAGATAGCTGTTGGGTCCTCTAGGGATACTATATACATCGGCTGGGTACGGGGGGACTTGACCCCTTTCTTGAATTTCTTTTGTGCCATTAATGGGAATACCAAGTTGCATTAGCTCCGCTCGCATCCCGTCGATAGCCCATGTGAACGACAAGCCTAGCTGTCTCTGTACTTTGTCTACGTCAGCAGCATGCATCCCTATACTATCGTGAATAGTACACAGAGATAGACAATCAGAATAAACAACAGCATGGCAGAGAAGAGAAGCGTCGATAGAATGCGTAAAGTTTGGAACAAATGCTGCACCTAGTTTTGTGTAGTTTGGTTTGTCTGTATCAGAACGATAAGAATAAAGATGTCCCTTAATGGCTGTCCGTATCCTCACGATCTTTTGTTTCTTGTATGTCTGTGTTACTCGTACACCTGATGGAGCACACCATGTGTATGAATGTTTGTCTGTCTCTCTGGTTTGTCGTGAGACTGTCTCTTCTGCTGTGTCCTGAAACTTTACTAGACTGTTGAGCATGTCTGCTGCTGTGTCGTAAAGTCTTTTAGCTAACCACACTGATGCAACAGATGGTATGTGTGGTATCTC